GGCCGGCATTGCGCTTTGGTTCTATTGCAGCTTCGAAGATGCGCGCGCGATCTTCACGTCGACGACGTCGCGTCAGGTAGATGACATTCTTTGGCGCGAAACTCGAATGATGGTCGCTCGCTCCGGGCTTTGCCTCGCTTGCAAAAAGGAAAACCTAACCCGCTCGCTCAATAATCAAATCGCCCGCCCGTGCGCTCACTCGGCGATCATTGACGGCGATCTCGGCGAGCTCGCTCGTACCGGCCTGAAGTCTCGAGACTTCCGGGAGGTCAAGGGATTCACTGCGAAGGAGGCGGAGGCGGTCGCGGGTATCAGCGGGAAGAATCTCCTCTACATCATCGACGAAGCGAGCGGGATCAAGCCCGAGATTTTCGAAGCCATCGAAGGCAACCGCGCGGGCGGGGCGCGCGTGGTCATGCTCGGCAACCCGACGCGCACGCAAGGCGAGTTTTACGATGCGTTCAATTCGAAGGCTCGTTTCTATTCAACGCACACGGTCAGCAGTGAAGAGACTCCAAACGTCGTGTATGGCGACGATGACCCGCGTGCGATTGAGGGGCTTGCAACGCGCGAATGGATCCGGGAGAAGAAGGACGAATGGGGCGTCGACTCAGCGCTATACAAGGTCCGTGTGCGAGGTGAGTTTGCGGAGCTCGACGAGGGCAGGATCTTTTCCATCCACGCAATCGCCGAAGCCGAAGCGCGCTGGAACGAAACTCCGGCGGTCGGTCGCCTGTGGATCGGATTCGATCCCGCGGGCGACGGGCCGACGGGTGACGAATCGATCTGGGTTGCGCGTCGCGGGCAAAAGATCCTGGACGTCATGGCGAAGGTCGGCCAATCGAAAGAGTCGCTGATCGTCCACACGCTCGGGGTGTGCAAGCAACACAAGACGGATCGGGAGGTCCCCGTGGTCGTGCTCGATCGCGAAGGCAAGATCGGATCCGAGGTATACGGTACTTTCCTCTCGTTCCTAAACGGCTACGCCGACGATCCGCCGTTTGAGCTCGTCGCGGTTCGGGCGAGCGATCGCGCGCACCGTAACCCGGCGGTATACGATCGTATGAGGGATGAGCTGTCCGCGGTGCTATCGGACTGGATCGCTAGCGGCGGAGCGATCGTCACCGATGCGAAGCTCGCAAAGGAAATGCACGCCTTCGAATGGACCGAGCAAATCAACGGCCGCGTGAAGGTCACGCCAAAAAAGGACGTGAGGCGCGATCTCGGGCGCAGCCCCGATCGCTATGACGCGCTCGCTTTGTCCGTGTGGGAGCCCGCGGCGATGAAGGAAGGCGCGGCACCGAAACGCAAGGACACTACGCCCGATCGTCCCGCCGACGCGATCGCGCTCGATCCCTATACTGGCGCGGCGCATTGGGACGTTCCGATCCCCGAGTAACAGATCGCGCGCGCGCGCGTATAGTAAGCGCGCATGGCTCGCCGTTCTCCCATTGCGTTTGTCTATGGACGCCCCTCATAGTCACGGGCTATAGGCGCTCGCCCAAGAATGCTGAACGTCAATGGCTCTTAGGATCCGCGATCGAATCGCCGCGTTGCTCGGGATCTCCGCGCATCGCCGGCTAGAGCTCCCGGCCGGACTGCCGACGCTTGGCGATCCGCAGGTCGATCAGATCCGCGAAGCGCACGGCGGGCAGCTAGCGCTCATTCCGACAACGAAGACGCGCTGGTACCTCCGCGATCTAGAGTCGGCGGAATTCGCAGCCGACACCGGCGACCTTTCGCATGCTGCAAAGGTCATGCGCTCGGCTCGCAAGGACGGTGTTTATTCCGGCGTGCTGTCGACGCGCACGGGCGGACTCGTTCGATTGCCGAAACGGTTTCGCGGTAACCCGGACATCGTCAAGCGGCTCGAGCTCGGCAACGACGAGACGCGATCGATCTTCGACGAAATGTTTCCGGCTACCGAGCTTGCGTTGCTTGCGGCCGACGGGCTCGAGCTAGGCGTGGGCGTGGCTGAGCTCGTTCCGGTCGTGGGGCGGGACTTCCCGATCTTGGTTCGGCTCGATCCCGAATTCTTGATGTACCGGTGGAATGAGAATCGTTGGTACTACCGATCGATCGCGGGAATGCTTCCGATCACCCCCGGCGATGGCAAATGGGTTTTGCACATGCCGGGCGGCCGTGTCGCTCCGTGGCAGCACGGGCTTTGGCGCGCAGTCGGCGGAGCGTTCGTCCGCAAGTCTCACGCGAATCTGCATAAGGATTCTTGGGAAGCGAAGCTTGCTAACCCGGCACGCGTCGCCGTGTCGCCGCAAGGCGCGAGCGAAACACAAAAGGAATCTTGGTTTCAGCGTGTCATGGCTTGGGGTGTCAACACCGTGTTCGGAATGACGCCCGGGTACGATGTGAAGTTACTCGAAAGCAACGGACGCGGTTACCAGTCGTTCCGGGAAACGATCGCGGATCAGAATAACGAGATCATCATTGCCGTTGCAGGCCAGACGGTGACGACCGAAGGCGGGGCGGGATTCCAGAATTCGGACGTTCATAAATCGATCCGCGCGGACTTGATCAAGGAAACGTCGGACGGTCTTGCGTACACAGTGAACACGCAAGGGCTCCCGCCGTGGATCGTCGACAACTTCGGTGAAGACGCGTTGTCGCCGGGCGTGATTGTCGAATGGGACGTTACTCCGCCGAAGGATCGAAACTCCGAGGCGTCAGCGATGATGACCGTCGCAAACGCCATGATCCAATTGACGTCGGCGCTCGCCGAGCACGGCATGGATCTAGATGCGCGGGCAATGGCGATTCAGTTCGGAATTCCGATTGCAACCGGAAAAGGAAAGGCGTCGGCCGGGGTTCAAGACGTGACGCTAGAGGCGGCGCTTGATTTGGCGCGGTCGCGCAGCTTGCAACCCGATGAGGTTTCGGTTCGTGCCATTGCCGAGCGCGTTGGCATCGCCCTCGAGCCGACCCCTCAGGGCGAATCGAAGCCGCGATCGCTCGAGCTCGCCCCGACCGACATTGCGAAGATCATTCGGGCCGTCGAGGGTCGCGCGTCGCAAGGCTTGCCGCCGTTTGGCGATGAGCGCGACGACAAGACGATCACTGAGCTCGGCGAAAGAGCCAAGCCGGCCGAAGAGACCGAAGCCGCGGCTGAGGCCGTGCCTGAGGCTAAGCCGCGCACGAACGGATCGGCGGTGCTTGCGGCATGAAGCGTCAACGCTACGCGCCGATCGGCACGCTCGCGATCAACCCGAAGGCGTTCGGGCTTGTGTTCGATCTTTCGGACGACGAGACGAAGGAACCGGAGCTCACCCTGAACGGCGTCGCAGTCGTCAAGATCCGCGGACCGCTAATGCACCGGAAGGAATTCTTTTTCGATTCTTACGAAGCGATCAAAGAACGGATGATCGAGGCCATCGCCGCGAACCCTCGAGCGATTGTTCTATCGATCGATTCCCCGGGCGGGCTTGTGTCGGGAGCCTTCGACACGGCGCGTGAATTACGGATCATTGCGGCCGCGGCCGGCGTGAAACTTCTTGCGCATGTCGAGGGGCAGGCCACGTCCGCCGCATACGCGATCGCGTCGGCTGCGGAATGGATCGGCGTGTCGCAAACGGCAATGCTTGGGAGCGTTGGCGTCGTCGACACGCTCGTCGACGTGACCGCGCAAAACCAAGCGCTCGGTCTGAACGTTCAGGTTGTGACCTCGGGAGCTCGTAAAGCCGACGGCAATCCCAACGTGCCGATTTCGAAGGAGTCTCTTTCGGCGTCACAGGGTCACGTTGACTCGCTTGCCGAAATGTTCTTTGCGTTGGTTGCTGAGCATGGATGGTCGAACGTCGACGCGTTGCGCGCGATGGAAGCGAGCATCGTTCATGGTCAAGAAGCGGTGCGGATCGGGCTAGCGTCCGAGATCGCGACACTAGAGAAAACGATCGCCATGGTCGGCCCCGAAATGGTTCGGGACGGCGGAGCGGCGACGGCAAAGGAGAATGGCGAAATGGAAAAAGAGAAAACGGCCGCCGTCGACGCGCTGAAGAAAATGGCGCAATCGGACGACGAGAAAGATGCGAAGATGGCACGCGATGCACTGAAGGCGTTGGGCGAAGCGGAGGGCGACGAGAAGGAGCCCGAAGCGGAGGGCGACGAAGAGCCAGAAGCCGAAACGGACGACGAGGAAAAGGACGAAGAGCCCGAAGCCGAAACGGACGACGAGGAAAAGGACGAAGAGGCTTCGGCGTCGAAGTTGGCCAAGGCCGGTTATGGCGAAGAGGAAAAGGCAGCGTCAAAGTCTGCCGTTTCGATCGCCGCAACGGCGCTTGCCGAGGTCCACAAGCTTCGCGCCGAGAGTCAAAAGGCAAAGTCGGACGCGGAGCGAAAGCGGCTGATCGCGTCACGCCCGGACTTCTCTCCCGAAATGGTGAAGGTCCTTCGCTCGGCGCCGATGGCCACGGTTCGGGAGTTTTGCAAGACGCTCCCGAAGGGTCCGCACCGAACCGATCGCACGGCCGCGGCCGCGGTGGCAACGGCGACGGTGCGAGGCGCGGAACAGGGCAATGGCCTTGCGTCGCAACTCCCGCCCGACGAAAAGGCGGCGCTAGATCTTCGGATGGGCCTGACCGCAACGGCGCTCAAAGTGATTCACTCGCCGAACCGAATGGCATTCGGGGTCACGGTCCCGGCTGCAACGACTGAACGAAAGGCTGGCTGAACATGACCGCACGCATGACACGTAACGAGGCATGGTCCTACGCTGAGATTGCCATGACGAACGCGGTGGCGTTCGAGCGTGGCGAGCTTGCCGTGGTCGACACCGCAACCGGATTGCTCACGAAGGGAGCGGCGTCGACGACGCAAATCCCGATCGGGTATTTCGAGTCGGACGGAACCGGCGACGGGTCTACGGCGGTTCGGGTGCGACTCTTCAAAGAGGTTGTGATCCATTGGTGGGACAACGACACGGTTACCCCGGTCGTTGCGGCCGATCTTCTTTCGCCTTGCTATATCAAGGATGATCGCACCGTCACCGGTGACGCAACGGGCGCAAGCGCGGCTGGTCGCGTTTGGGCTGTCAACACGACGAACGGCGTAGCCGTCGAAATGTTCGGTTTCGCCGCGGGCTGATCCGCGCACTAGAAAGGAAAAGAGAACATGGCGCAGATCACTCCTAGTTTCTTGTTCGATCTTGAATCGAACATGCGGGTCATTTCGGAACGCGAGTACGAGCGGCTGCTCAACAATCTTTGGTGGAGGAGCGTCGCGAAGGTCCTACCTTCCGGCGCGAAGAAGGAGCGCATTTCATGGCTTCTCGACACCGCCAAGATCGAGCGGCCGAACGCGGCGCACGGCGGAGGTCAGGCGATCTTCGAAGACATCTGTTCGCAAACGACCGAGTACGAGAACAAGAACGCGGTCGGCGGGTTGCAGCTCAAGAAGGAACAGCTCGAGGATCTTGACGGTAACGGCGTTGACCTCGCTTCGCACTGGGCTCGTCAGATGGGCGCTCAGGCGGCCTATTGGCCGCAGAAGCAGATCGCCGACGCGATCAAGGCGAACCCGACGTCATATGAC